ACGAATTTTGGCAGTCATAACCCTTAATGACACCAAATAGGCCAAAGGTAGATCCTACCTTCGGAGCGCGCCCCCGTCCGCGCGGTCAAAGACGGGATTTTATATGAGCGATTTACCAGAACGGAAAGATCATCACTTCTATAACCCGTGGGAGCTAGATGCAGAGTATTGCGATGAATGCGACTCTGAGCTTGGATACACGGAAGACGAGTTAGGACGAGAGATTACTTGGTGCTTTTCCTGTGAAAATAATAACTAACCTATCTTACAGGGTTCACTGATATCCCCATTTGAGCCGCTTTTTGTTTATAGAGAAAAGGTATTTGATCCATTGCCACCCCGTTAATTTGAGCGGTAGTGAATCGAAGCACAGAAAACCCCATTAATAAAGCTTCATTATATTTAATAATGTCCTCAGTGAATCCTTTGCCGCGAGTATGTCGCCCGCCAGCAAAGACACCACCTTCAACCTCAATAGCAATTTTTAGATCAGACGGCAATAACAAGAAATCAAACCTCCAACGGCGATCCTCTTTCAGCCCTCGAAATATCACCTCTCTTTTGAAAGGTATACCGATTACGTCAAGCTTCCAAGCTAGATCATCTTCTGCCTGACTCATAGATTTCTTTCTGATAGATATTTAATATTCAACCCCGCCAAAGTACATAGACGGTTTTTTTCATCTAGACCTTTAGGCGTTAGCCTTGGGAATCCTTCAGAGGTGCTAGCAAACCCCAATTTAACAACGGGCGCAAGAAAGGATTCTGGCACAGGCTCTTTGGCCATAATTGATAGGATCACACCTAATCGAGTGTTTTGAGTTTTAGACAGTGCCATCTCTCATCATGTCCGCTAATCTAACCGCTCTATCGCCAACCTGATTGGCCCATTTGCTATCAAGCATTTCTGCTGATGCGGTATCCCAATTCTTTGCCTCTACTGCTGACAAGAAGTTTTTAAACAAGGACAACCTTGTTGACCCTAGATTGAAGGTCATATTTATTAATACTCTTTGGCGAACATCATCTAATGAATCAAAAAAATCATAGCGCTCTTTTACTTCTTTAACCGCTATTTCTATATCTTGCTCTAAGTATGCGTTCACTTGGGACGGCTCTACGCTTGATCCAATAAGCTGTCCGTGCTCTGGGTCGCCCTCTTTTACTAAATGCCCAACTCCGCAAGTAGCATATCCCAGATGGTCTTCATACACCTCAAATACACACCCTTCATCTCTAATCAGCTCGCTTTGCAGCTTATCTTTGTCGAAACCACTCATCACGCTTCCTTTTAAATGCTTGCAGGGCGAAGGTGTTTCTGACATGCGTTTCAACCAAGTCTTGAAACTTTTCAGGAACTTTTGCCAGAGCATCCCTTCGCTCCTCCTTTGTTTTCATTTGCACAATTTCAGCCGCGTAAAATCTAGGCATTTTTTCATTGTTCATATCTACGTCCAGACTTTTACTTTTTTTCCGCCCCAGTACTCTACGGCGTGTCCCTCATCCATAAGGATCTGACACATACTGACACCGTCAGATGTTCTAGGTATACCCAAAATCCTACCGTACTTGCCTCGACCTAATGACTCTATTCGCATATCCTGAGAGCACAGATCTATAAGCCTATCTTTGGCCGCTAGACCTAAAACCTTCTCAGCTTTGTTCCTAGTTCTAGACTCAGGCGTATCAATTCCAGCTAATCTAATTCGTTGTTTTTTCAACCAAACGTCAAAACCTAGATCAATATCTACATCAATTGTATCGCCATCAATGACCCGAACCAAGCTAGCTTTATAGGTATACATTACTTCGCGGAGCTGTCGCCAGCCTTCTCTTTTGCCTTGCCTACATTCAAAGCGATAAGCTCGATAATAGGATATACATATTTACCCATGAATTCGTCATCTTTAGGCGTTGGAGTAGCCGCGCATATAGCACTAGATACCGCCACGAACATTCCCGCATAACTCAATAAATCACTCAATAATTCCATTGTCCTTCTCCTCTGGCTCAGCGTTTATATTCTTGTAATAGTCCACAATGTTCAACATCTGCCGGATATATCGTTTTACCTCTGCCATATTAGATGACAAGTTTTCATAACCTTTCGTGCTGACGGCATACCAAACATTGACCGGAGCATCACCATTATCTAAGTCTGCGACGTACTCTTGCATCAGCTCTGGATTCAATACCGTCCATTCAACTTCTAATGGCATAATCTTATCAGGTAAAACAGGGTGATACACGGGAGCCGGAACCTCTACCTTGACCACTTTGACAGGCTGCACTTGCGGCGGAGGGCTGTTCCAACTACAACCCACGGACAACAAGCTAGTCGCGAGTAGTAATAACCGTGAGCTCATCAAACACCTCCTTGGTTCCTTTGTTTATGATCTTCTCTATTAATTTTGGCTTTCTTAATGAGAGCATATTGAGATCATGTTTAGCAAATTTGGCTCGCAAGTTGCTTGTTTCTTGCGCGGCTTCTTGATTAGCTTTTTGTAGATCATTAACTTGAGCCATCATATCTTCGACCCTGTCTTTTTGATCTAATATCTGTTGATTTTGATCTTCTATTTCTAACTCTAGAGTTTTTTGATTTGCTACCGCTACTTTTATTTGGGTAATCAAGCTATCAATTTCTGCTTGAGTTTTGTCGTAATACATCTTAAACCCTATCGCTGATAACATTAAAAGAAAAGCCAACGCCGCGCTGATTTTTAATCCCATGTGTACACCTTTAGACCTATTTCTTTACCCTTAACTGAGATCTCATTGTGGTATCTTAGCCCTTTTTGTACTGCTTGAGCAGTAGATTCTCCAATAAGCACACTAACTCCTTCCGCCTTCGTGGCTGACTCAAGCCTAGCCGCTGTATTCACGGCATCGCCTATGGCTGTGTAATCAAACCTCGTAGAGCTGCCCATATTGCCCACAATAGCGTTTCCCGTGTTTATTCCTATGCCTATCTGAATGTTCGGCTTATTGTCACAGGAAAGCTCTTTGTTTAACTCTATCATTCCCAATTCTATGTCTTTGGCGCATTGAACTGCGAGAGACTCATGACCAGGCATCGGCAGAGGCACATTCCATATCGCCATCATCGCGTCGCCTATGTACTTATCTACAAGACCTCCATTCTTTTTAACAGCGTCTGACTGAACTGTAAGCGCTCTATTCATGACATATGTGACTTCTTCCGGCTCTAATTGCTCAGATAAGGATGTAAAGCCACGAACGTCTGTGAAAAAGAATGTTGCATAAGCCCTTTCCCCGCCAAGCGTAAGCTTTTCAGGATGTTTTTGAAGCTGAGCTACCTGTCTAGGGTCAAGATAATGCTCAAACTGTCCTTTGATCTGCTGTCTAAGTCTCCACTGCTCAGCGAAGTTGAAATAAAACGCTACTGATGCGGCTATAAATTGACTAATTAGCGACCAGCTAACATCAATTAACAGTCCTGCGTTTACCATGAAAGCCCCAAAATAAGCCGTTGCTGACCAAATAATCAAAGCCAAGCAAACACCAAGCCCTACTCCAGAAAAGCTGATAGATGCCCATACAAGAGCCACAGTAGCAAGAAGCAACGCAAGTTCAGCCGCAACAGCATAATCAGGCGAATATGGAGAGCTTTGATTAAGCATTGACTCTGATAAAGCTGCTTGTATGTAATGCGGATACATCAATCCCGCTGGGGTTGATATTTGAGGCATAACTCCTTTTGCTGTCACGCCAACAAAAACAAATTTCCCGCGCACCGCTTCAAGGCTATCTAGCGATGTTTCACGTGGAACAACCCACGAAATCCACTTTCTACCCATGCTGTCCACAGGAACAGCGGGAATACCCTTCACTACTACTTCTTGTATGCCGTTTTCATTAAATTTTATTATGTAAGTGTCTGACCCCGTAAGCGTTTTCAATACCTGCGTCCCGAAAGCAGGAACCCAGCCGTCAGGAGTCCTCATAAGCAAGGGCATTTTTCTTAGCAGTCCATCAGCATCTAATGGCGCTGAAACTATTCCTTGGCTTACGCGCAATGACGGAATATTTTGCAGAACACCTTCAATCATTATGCCGCCTGACGGCTTGCCAACAGTCACCGTGCCTACAGGGTCAGGATAGCTTTGATTATCCGTTTCAAACATAGCCACCACTGAAGGGGAATATGACAACGCCTCAGAAAAAGCTTCATCACCACCAAGGCGATCAGGCTGAGGGAAGCTTATAACCCAGCCAACTCCTATAGCCCCCGCCTGCATGATGTCATTATGTATTTCAGCAAGTCTATTTCTTGGTAACGGATAACCGCCTTCCTTTGCTATATCTTGATCTGTTATGTTTAGCACAGAAAAGTAATCACTCGCTTGCGGAGCTTCTATTAACGCGTCAAACCAGCGAAGCTTTATCATCTCTACAGGAGCTAATCCTGCTAATATAGGTATGGTCAAAACTGTTAAAACCCCAAGAAACCTAATCACGACCCCTGCCTGATTACTATTACTGAGTCACCACCGCCGTTAATTGTTACGGTATTTGATACTCCGCCTTGTATCAATATTACGGTGTATGCTTGCGCTCCAGATATATCAAGACGTACAGAGCTGGACACATTTCTTCGCAAGCTGATGCCCTGTCCTTGAATCAATGACGTTATTTGAGTAACAGGATCTTGGCCTATTGACGTACCTCTTATATCAACAGACGTTGCTTGCAACCCCAAAACGTCTTGATCGCTACCAAACTCCAGCGCATCCACTATATTGAGCAAATCTTCTAGGAAGTTTACATCTAAGTAATTTATATCTAACTCAGTAAACTCTAACTCGTTAACATCTAAAAACTCTTGATCTAAATAATCAATATCAAGCTCATTAAAATCTAAGATGTCTCTTTTAGCGACTACTACTTCATCTTTGGAGACTGAAATTTGCTTGGGTGGCGACACAATCAGCAGGTTATCAATTAACTCTAGCGTTAAATCTAAAATCACAGGATTACTCGGCACTGATTCGTACACGTTAACCGTGGTCGCTTGATAAGGCTTATTCAAAGCAACAGAACCCATGGCAGTGGTGACCACTATTTCTCCGCTAGCGTAGCCGTTTGCATCTGGAAGCAAGATAATTAGAGATCGCCCTAGCTCATCAACGGTGCAAGTAAAGTCGGTGCCTCTAATAGCTATATCAGCTGTCGGCGTGGTTATGCGTATGTTTTCTTTGTTGATGCGACCTAAAGCGCCAGTGACGAACCTAGCTGTGCCGCTAGCAAAATTTAACGCCATTTTAGACTTGCTAGGATCTGGATCGTAAATGTACTCATCTATTGTAAGGATAGAATGCTCTGTGAGCCTTACAACTGATGAATCAAGAAATGTAGCCTCTAGCCTTCCGTTAGAAGTGCGCAAATCGTCCATTAGGCGCAGGTCAAAATCTAACTGGGCATTGTAACCCTTATCGCGGAAAACCCGTGCAGCGCCCGTTACGTCGCTTATAGCGCCTATATCAGCAGCTAGTGCTGCCGCCTTGGTCGTTTTGTATGATGCAAAGAGTGCCATTGCTAGTAGTAGAGATAATTTTAAGCCAATCATTGTTCTGAGTGCTCTGTTGTTGGATATTAAAAGTCCTACCGCTACCCGTCTGATCTAAGTAAAAATATCCTGAAGCCGCTCCGTCTCCATCATAAGTCACGGTATTGTTTGATCCATCTATATCCATGTAGTTAGTAGCTGAATCTATATCAATATTAGAGGTGATAGTGTTGCTAGACCCGTTAATGATCCAATCCAAGTCAATCGTGTCAGCAAGCGCCGCTGTGCCCACATTGAGAGTGAAGGTGTTTGTGCTGCCGGTAACGTCAACATTGTAGTTACCGCTATCAGCCGAGAATGTATTTGTAGGATCTACCTGAATAGTGAAGTTGTTGCTATCACCGTCAAACTCAAAAAACCCCGTAACAGAGTTAGCGTATATGTCGCCTAGGAATTTATTAGTGTTACCTATTTGATTTATATCCAAAGTCAGGCCGGTGCCATCAAGATCAAGAGCAGTTAGACTGCCCGCTGCGGACAATAGTCCGCCAATAATGTTGCTATTACCTAACTGTTCTAGGTCTATGTTTGCAGTGTTCCCCGCTTGGTCTACATAAATCTCATTATCAGCGCTGTGAGCATTAATGGACAGGCACCCAGTAACCAGCAAGATAACCCTGCTTAATTGTCTCCAGCACGGCGGTTTCAATAGCAGTCTGAAGCGCAATACCAACACTCTCGTTTTGAACAATGCCATTCTCAATCTCGATCAGTTTAGTGCCTTCGGCTATAAACCGAAAAGTATCTTGTGAGTAACCCACGCTTAAAATGGATTTAGTCACAAGAACCTCAAGCAAAACTTTCCCCGTGGATACTGAGACTGTGCGTAGAGATATAGTTACGGTGTCCTGCCGGTATTCCTTGTCCGCACCAATCCCTAAGTAACGCGCACCGAAACCGCCTGATTTCAAGTTGCTTTCATATCCTATCACCCCGCCATGCATCAATAAACCGGCAAAAGCAAGGGGCATAAGATCCTTTTCTTCGTTAAATTGCTTCCTAGTGCTTCGTATTAACTGTCTTTCTTTGGTTACGTTATCTAATCCAACGCGCTCCACAACATCAAAAAATTGACCGCTGCTCGCGTGCTTCAAAGCTCGTATTAAGTACGCTTCAGGAGCTTGCGTAACCGCTGAGCTGAAGTCGGCATACTGACTATTGCTTCGTCTTGCTCCCGTGGAGTCATTGAAAGCTCCACTATATATTGCTACTACAGGTTTTCTTTTAGGGGGGATGGCAGACGCAAGTTCTGATAGTATTAATTCTGATACTGACGCTACGTTTTCCGGCTCTATAAAGCCCAACTTTCCGCCTTTGTTCAGTTTTTGCAAGGTACAACTAGAAAGTGAAGCTACCAATAGGCACGGTAATAGTAGTAGTCCCACCCTCTGAGTCAGTGATTGTGAGAGTAATTGTTTCGCCCTCTGTTTCATATTCTATGATATTGCCTTCAAGCTCCAACACTCCTGAAGTTTGCGGTGTTTCTCCAAACAAGTTGTCAACTAACTGCCTAGACAATTGCGCGTATATCCTGCTTTCTAGGTTGCGAATAAATCGTGCCAAGGTGGTGTTTTGAGCCTCTCTTTCTAGCTCTTCTTGGTACGCTTTTATCTCTTCCTTGATAGCCTCTTTTCTATTAAAAGTTTGATTCTCAATGGTTAAGTAATGACTCGATGTGGCCTGACCCGAAAAACTAGGGCTCTTGAACTTAAACCTCATTTCATCAGCCAAGGCTAAAGAAATATCAAAAGAAATGGCCCCTATCAAGGTTAATATAATCATCAAAACTTGATGCATCAATCTTTCCTTTGATCGCTTTGATTAGCTTTAGCAAGCCTATCCGTATCCATTAACTGCGGAACACCTAAAATTGTTTTGATCATAGTGTCTTGACGGATGATCTCATTATCTACCGACCTAACCCTATCAATTAAAGCTATGAGTATACCGTGTTGAGAGTCAAGCTTTCCGCCTAGGCGCTCTTCTAAGTGATTAATTTGCTCAATCATTTTGTCATCAAGCGTGTCTACTTTCGTTTCAAGGCCGTCAATTATTCTATTTATTAGCTTCCAAATAAATAATCCCAAACCTAGAGCCGCTGCTATTGGAAAGCCAACCTCGTTGATCAGCTGTATAGCACTATCCATCATCTAAGAACGCATCTAATAGTGCCTTCTTTTCAATATAACCCTCGTCTGACGGTGATAGCATCTCAACTCTTATGGTTGATATATCTATATCTGGATCAACAGCAGATATAGTCTTAACGTGAATAGTCACGCCGTCCTCATCGTAAAACCCTCCTAAGAAGTCACCTACACTCATTACGTCACCTTATACAATTTCCAAGCGAAACCCACATCAAAGCTGTAGACGTTCCTTGTATAAAATTCTAGTTTTATCCATACCCTAGCGTTTCCAGACCATCGAACAATCGGTATAACTTGGCAAACGCCGCCCCATTGTATGTCGGAGGGAAACCCAGATACATCAGGGTTCCAAGCCACTACTTCAGAAGAAGGAACAGCTCCGACTAAAGCGATAAATGTTTGATTTGACCCCGCCCAACCTGAATGACTTGTGGCTGTTTCAATAAAAAAAGTTTTGTCCAGCGCAAGGCTTGGATCGTTTGTGGGATTTGTAGATCTGGGGTATACGCCACCGGATCCATATTTCAAACCTAGCTGATTCCCTGGACTAAAAGTCCCAGAGTCAACTAATAGCTGCCTAGATAATACGACTCCATTAAACTCCGCACTGCCTGATTTTAATATTTTCCAACCAGCACTTCCAGCGACATAATTAGTTGATTCCAATGATGTAGCAAACTTTTCTACGGGAACGCCATCGTCTGCAAGAGTTAAAACATTATTAACAACCTGAAATGTGCCGCTGTCTGACCTTATATCTCCAGCATTTATTAAAGCGCCGCCCGTCATGCTAAAAGATGAAGCGTTAACAGTTCCCGCTACGGTCAAGTCTGTGCCATCAAATGAGAGCCTATCTTTTAAACTAAATTGACCACTGTCATCCGCATAAAATCCTGTGTTTGAGTTGTTGAATGTGCCAGTCCCTAAATATATCTTGTCGCTAGCCGTTGTGAACGGCCCAACACTAGCTCCCGCTATAGCTCCTGATGTGGCCGTCACGCTGCCGGTGACCGTAACACTGGTCGCTGTTAATGCCCCATCGGTATTAACTCTAAATGGAGCAGATGAAAACGTGGCATGGCCAAGCTGAATGCCGGAGCTTGTTGCTTTGAATATAGCGTTGTTAGAGCCTATGCTCATGTTCACGCCTGACAACGTTCCGCCTGAAGCAATATCGTCAGCAGTTAAAGACCCTCTTAGAACCAACCCATTTGATTGATCGTATTTTAGGTAGTCAGTGGTTGTTCCTATATTGAATGAAGGATGGTTGCTTGCATTAAATCCCATAAAGAAGCCTTCATTGCTTGTGTCTTCATAAGATGTTTTCCCGCCTTTTATGTGAGCTAGATTATCTGTGCCGTCTCCAGAAGTTAAAGTTATCTCTCCTGTCTGTATGTTACTTCCGTCAATAATGGTGGAGCCGTCAACAAGCTCACTCGTGAACACAACGGCAGACGGGAGCCGGTTTATATTAAGCTCTCCAGCAGATATCTCAGCAGCGTCAATCTTAGTAACAGTGATTACTTCTGCGTCTATTGTTCCCGCTGTGAGCTGGTTTGCAGATATACTGTCAATGTCAACACTTGCTGCCTTGGTAAAACTGCCTGATACCTCAGCAGTGTAGGTAGTTGCCGTGCCCAAAGCGTTAATAGATCTAAGCCTGAAATAATAGGTAGTGCCGTAGTCAAAACCAAAAGCGCTACTCTTGCCTAAAACGACTCGTTTACTTTTGCTGACATCTCCATAGTAGGTATTTACCAGAGTTCCTGTGCTAGGCGTGAATCCGGAGGTGCTACTTGCGTGTACTTCTACTGCTCTAAGGTTGGTGTTAGATGGGTTTGTCCATTTCAACTCAATAAAAAACGGCTTGCCAGTAGTGGCGGATACACTGGAAGGCGCTGATAGGGTGTCAGCCTCTGCTATGGTTATGTTAGCAACGGAAGAAACGCCGCTATACACATTGTCAAAGGTGAAATGCCTAAGACGCACATTGTAAGTGCTTCCTACCACTACGTTCTGAATTACTGATTTCGTTTGCCCTTTGCCCGCTACGCCAGCCACCGCGTAATCTGATTCTCCGTTGAGCTTATATTGAACCTCAGTTCCTTGAACAGCGTCGCCAGTTTGATTAGTCCAATTGACTAATATATCAACCGTGGTATGAGGGCCAGATATAACAGCTCTTTGAGTTAAAGTACCTATAGTGGGAGCGGCTTGAGCAAATGACCCAGTATTAATAACTGATCCTTCCCCTATGCCAGCGGTGTACTCATTTGTAGCAAAGTCCCAAACATCTGATGATATTTCTAGCAAACTTAAATTGATTGACGCCGCCATTGCTCCAGATCCGTCATCATTCAAGGCCATGCTTGTGGTTAGCACCTCAAACATCTTTTGATTCCAGCCCATACGGGAATTGGTAACGTATACAAAATCATTAGGCTGGAGTCTAACGTACTTCATTCCAACATTAACTTGGATCGTCATCGTTTTGCGCTGATACTTCAGCTGTATCTTGGCTACGCGCTGCGCCATAGTGTTTGATGTAGTAAACGGTAACTGGCACTCTAAAGTCTTTCTAAAATTATTAGACGAGGCTCCCGATGGAGTGTCTTGTGAAAGCATGGCGCTATCTGAAACTATAGGCGTTTCATTGGCTTTAAAGCTTTGAGAACCGTCAACGAATATAGCTTTTACCTGATTAAATAACTGCCCTTTGCTGCTACCAGATCCTGTATCTACTTGCATAGGAGCTAGCATGTCATCATCAGTTACAGTCAGCGTTGGCGTTTGCGCTGCTCCTGCGAATATATTGAACTTCCCGTTAGTGTATGTAACTCTAGCCGCCATAGAGGACTGAATACCCCCTATTAAAGACTCGCCTGAAGACGTAAACGTAGAAAACCCACTAGATTTATATCTTTTCTCCGTGCTAGATCCGTCAGCTAAAGTCACATCTTGATCACAAGTATTCGCTGCCGCCGCGAACCCTCCCGCGTTTGTAGTGTCATTTATCTCTGATGACTCAGCCCTCATCCCGTAGGTGGTGTCTGTTAAATAATCCCTGATTTGCAATGCGGGATTTTCTCTTTGGAGGTCGGTTGTAGCCGCTTGACCGGTTCTTGGGTCATATATGTTTTTGCCTTTTAAGGTATAACTTATAGGCGGAATGCTACTCATTGCTTCTGCGTCAAATATCAATTCAAAATAAAAATAAGCGCAATCAATGTATTTATGTGTCGTGGGTATAGATGTGTTGCCCAGAGTGGCGGCAGCTAATCCGTCTCTGGCCGTTTGTGTGCCATCATGGAAAGTGAATCTAGCCAGTGAACCTAGAGTGAATGCGTTGTCATTATCCGGTTTTACAAAATCGCTATTAGTTACTCTAAAAACAGTTTCTCCAGAAATCGTGCTGGCACTTGTAGTTAAAGTCTCATCTCCAAATCTTACAGATGAAAAGCCCGCTATAGGATGTCCAGAAACAACCACTATCATGCAAAGCTTGTGGTTGTTTTCTCCTTTGGTTTCTATGTGAGTTATTGTCCCCCCAGTTCTACAAGTTCCATATACTATTTGTCTTGGACCTATAGCCTGTCTAGAGGTGGTTTTTGAGCCTAGATTTGCATTATTGTTGTTAAATCCCTTATTGAACACAGAACCCATAGCAGACTGCACTAATGACCCAACAAAAGTAACAGCAGCAGCCATAGCTATACTTGACCCCGATATCGCGGTTCCAGTGAAGGCATGCAATAGAGCGCTAGCTCCATACATTACAGCGACAACTACAATTACTGCTATTAATGCAGCTTTAATAGCCTTAGCCATTAGGAATTCTCCACGCTAATCTCGCGGTGTCGCACTTATTAAAAGCGTATCCATTGTCAGAAGGGCTAATTAAGGCAAATCCGTCGCATATTCCACACAATTCTTCGTTATCGTTCATATAAATGCACAGGTCTCCCGCTGTTATTTGTTGAACATCTATACGCTCTAATCCCGCGTTTTTGCAGGCCATCTTGATAGAGTTAGCAAAAGTCCTTCCATAGGCATGTATGGCCTCTATAGCTTCCTGCTCATTACGCCATTCCAATTCAGAGGGCATTACATTAGCTCCGGATATGGCTTTTAACGCCCCGTTAGCGAAAATTATGCAATCCCAGTCACCCCATTCAAAATCTCTGTTTTTGTTTTCGCTCAAGTATCTGTGCAAATAAATTTGCCAGTCGGCTAACTTAGTGATCATTAATAGGTTATATTTTCAAAGTTGTCTTGGTCAAAGCCATCAGACCCGGTGTACTCTTTTTGGCCCCAAACGATCTTTTTATCTACTAACGACTGAACTCTATTAAATCCAGTATCTCCTGAAGATATGAACTGCTGGCTTTCCTTGGTGTATCGCAGGTTTGATGGTCGCTTTAAATCAATTAACCTGTTTTCAGCGGTCACGACTACTGAAGCCGTGCCGTTAGGATCGTCGCTTAGGCGTATGTTTTGCATCCTTCCTTTAAATATAATCATTTTCCCAGACACGTTAGATCCGCCTGCATCTAAAAATCCTTGGTATATAGTGATAGGCCGATTTTGATAGTTCTCTGTAAGCGCATAAGTCAGCACTTCAGGGGTCATGCCTGATAAAACTACAGTTACGCCAGAGCTTGATAGATCTGAGTCATCTTCTATGGGGCTTATGTTTAACAAGGTTCCTGCCCCTTCATAATCGTCGCCGTCTATGGTCAACAATCCAGAGCTTGTATGAACCGCTATATCTGCTGTATCAAACTCAGCTTTTACTGCGAAGAACATAAAAACGTGTTCATCATCAAATCGGTTTATTATTGAGCTATCTATACCCTGCCTTGTAGCCATTATATAACCTCCGCTATCTCAAAGCCGATCCCCGTATAAGTGTTAGCCGCATTAGCTGACCACTCAACTTCATTGCCTTGTAATCGAAATCGAGACTTATTGTATGTTGAGCTAAATCCCACTACATGACCGTTAGTCAAATCAGCCCTTAACTTAGGCTGTATAGCCACGGAATAATGATTATTGCCGCCGTGTACTAGGACAGTCGCGTCCTCAACGGCCATAACAAGCTGGACAGGCGTGCTTGCGGTTATACTGCTGCCATTGTATACCGCGATGTAATCGCCTTGTAGAATCGTCCCTGTGGAGCTGTAGGCGCTGGCCTCTAAGCTAAGAGCTTCCGCGCCTTTGACGTTTTGCTTCACTGTGCAAGATGCGGTGTTAGCTTCTGTGGTCAACAAGCTAGAAGTTACTACCACCGTGTCACTGGTCTTAGTGGTTATCTTGTGCGTTCCATTGTTTACTTCATTCGTAGCACCAGAAACAAAAAAGAAGTCTCCAGCGAGCAGCCCGTCGAAAATAGCCGTTCCTGCCGTTATAGTGCTGCCAGAAAATGATAGCGTTACTGAAGTCACCTGAGATCCGCTATTGACTCTGTGCTCCGCTGAAAGGAATTCTCCGCTGTAACTACCCCTTGGAGTTTTGCCGTCTGGATCGGTGAACAAGAAGTAATTAGCCGCGCCTTTGCAATTTAGTAGAAATGATTGCCATTGAACAGCTTCCGGCCTGCGCATAGCGGGCAAAATAACTGACCCGCTCCAAGATGCCTGATCAAACTCTTGAGTGGTCTGCTTCCCCGTAAAAGGTGATGTGGCTATTGACACAGATCTACTCAAATTAAATGTACTGCTAGCAAAAGCTGGGCTTGTAGGAATTGTGATTATTTTAGGCACCCATTAACCCCTTTTGAAATTTGCCCCCTCTGCTAGCCGCCTCAAGCACGCTAGCCTTAGTGACCTCACTTATAGTTGGCATCATTTTGCTTACTTCACTCCTGACTGTTGCTGCTACTCCTGTAGATAAATTTATGCTTTGATTTATAACTATTCCACCGCCGCCCATTGATCGAGTGTCATTGCCGTTTCTAAGCGTCCCAGAAGTGTTAGGTATAAATAACTCAGGCCCACGCTCTCCGACTATATACGGCCTCCCTCTGCCCATAGCGCCGCCGCTAGCTTTATTAACTATTTGAGGGCCTGATGACGTTCTAGAATAAGATCCTCCTGACATCTCAGCTAAAGCCATTCCAATAGTGTCAACTATTTTGTTGATAACAAGCATCTGCATGAATGTTGCAATAATTTGAGAAACAATTTGTTTTGAAAAGTTTTTAAACGACTCTAAGGCGCTCTGCCCATTCAAAAGAGCCATCACAAAGTCTGTGGTAAATGCGTTTACGTTATCAACCACCGCGTCTAGAAGCTTATCTTGCAAAGTATCAGCTAAATCTGATGATTTTTCCTCTATATCTTTTAGCTCTACCCCTAGCCGTTTTAAAGCTTCTTTTAGCTCTTCTACAGTAAACTTTCCTGATTCACCAGTGCCGAGCAAGGCTATTTCAGCATTGATGTCAGCCATTTTCTGTCGAATTATTTCTGCCGGAGTTTTAACTCCAGACAATATAGACGCCAAGTTTTCTAAAGCTTTTTCTCTAGCCGTAACAATCCTTTCTTCTTCATCAGCTCTAGCTATAGCCTCTTTTTTTGCCAGTTTTGCACGCTTTAGCTCTAACGCGCCCTGCTCTGCTAACCTGTCCCTTTCCTTTATTTGTTGTCGAAGGTTAGCTATAACAGCCGCCAGTTCAGCGTCTCTGGAAGCTTTATTCCTATTGAACGCCATGGCCCCCTTTCGAGTCGCGCTTTCTGTATTCTCATTTGCTGTGCGATCTCTTATCGCTATCGCCAGCTTGTCCTCTAATGTTGTAGCTTGAACAAACTCACGACTCATTCCGGTAGCTGCCATTTGCACAGCTTCAGCAATATAATCAGCAAAGTCTTTTGCTTGATCAACAAGAAACTTCATTGCTCCGCCTAACCCCGCGTCGCTGTATATAACGTCCGCTAGGGTGTCAAACGCATCTGACATATTTGAGAGCTTTTGGTTCAGTGTGGTCATTTTTAAAGCTGTAGCGCCGCCAAACTGCTCTTTCATGCCTTCGTTAAGAGCATTCATTATCTTGCGAGAGCCTTCAGCGGTTTTGCCCATCTCGCTAATTTTGTCTCTAGTGACGCCTATTTTTGCCGCTAAAATCTCATATACAGGTATGCCCCTGTCAGATATCTGCTCAAGCTCTTCAAGCCCAAGCCCGCCACCCGCTGATCTTTGAGTAATGCGCACCATAGCTTGGAACGCGCCCAAAGAATCCACAGCCACAGAGCTTGCGTCTGCAAACGTGTTCAAAAGGTCTTTAGTTGGCTCAATGCCAGCCGTTTTTAATTGAATAAAAGCTTTGGTGAGGTCTTTAATCTGGAAGGGGCTTTCTTGAGCGAAAGTTTGTATTTGACGGAAAGCCTCTTCACCTTGCTGGGCAGAGCCATAGACTTGCTGCAAGGAAAGCTTTAAAGACTCAAACTCAGCGCCGACCCTAGCCACTTTGACCACGGCTATAGAAGCCAATGCCGCAGCCGCAGCCAATGCCATTCCCCGAATGCCGCCCAAAGATCGTTTAAACCGATCCATTATTGACGGCTTGAAGGTGCTATTGGTTTTGGTCTTTACCCTACCAAGCGCGGCTTCTAAGCCCTTAGTGTCCGCTCTGATGCGGACTAATAATTCATCTACTGTAGTTGCCATTAGTCGGGGTATAGCTCCATAAGTCGTTCAAGTTCCCCGCGACCCAAAGGCTGCTGCTCTTCACTGGATCCATTGAACTCACCGAACCCAGCTATCGCCGCGTAAACCTCACGGGGAGACATTTCCCAAAACTCAGATGGCGCAAGCCCAATCATTCCAACGCAAACGCTAAAAAAACGATCCCATGGAACAGTATCTACCTCACCATCTAGCCCTTTTTTGCGCTTTCATCTTCCTCACTATTTGGATCATTTAATGAACTGACCAGCAATGTAGCTACTGCAGAGCAGCTATTCACTATACCAGTGTTCTGTATCAAGGACTTTACCTTCTTGTCGTCAAAATCATTACCGCCGCCGCGCAATGCGTGGAGCAATACAACAGAAATTTCACTCAAACGAACATCGGCTTGCGACAAGTCTTGAGTTATGGCAAGAATGCCTTTATCCAAGGCTGTCTCAATAGATATAAGCGCGTCAATGGTCAGCCTACAAATGTAGGTTTCACCACCTAACTCAATTGGTATTTGACCCTTCTGAGGGTTTGTCATCTGACTTCTCCTTTGCGCCTGCATCTGCAAGCATTACATGAACGATATCATCCCTGTCGTCAGCCACCCAACTTTCAACTTTCAAGGTTTTGCCATCAACACTAATTGATGCCGCCTCCTTTATTTTGTTAGGGAACTGAATTTCAAGCCCGCGCAGATGGCCCTGCATCGTCACTTTATCTGACTTAACTTCTACTATTTTCCAAGACATACAGCGCTCTTTTGTTTATCCATTTGTGTAAGCGATACGCTAACTACGAAAAGGTAATAGCTCCGCCGCTTTCAGCAGTTAGGGAATATGTAGCTTCGCCATTAAACTCACCGGCGTATTCTAAATTGGTTAGCTGAAAGTTACCGGCGTAAGTGCCCAGATCAGGGATAATGAAAGACATTGCTAGCAAGTCCGAGCCGCCAAACGCAGCACGCAATGCAGTCTCTGATGGGACATCTGTGAATACGCCACTGCCCGAAATGGTCATGCTTTGTATCCCGCCATTAGGTAATAGCGTCCTCACGTTCGCGCTATCCTTGTTTGTAACATCCACCATCTCATCATTGAGTGTGATAGAAGATGATCGCAAGCCTCCAATAGTAGTCTGTGTACCGCCTACGTTAACTTTAATAAGTACCGCTGAACCTTTCTGTGCTGCCATGTCTTTTCTCCTATGCAGTCCCTAACATAACTGCACGAAAGCGCATAACTCCGTGCCTAGTAATCCCATCTGGGTCTTGTAGTGTGTCAATAAATTCAAACCGTAAGTTTATCAGGTTAAATCCGGTGACGGTTAGTGTTTTATCATGGAGTAATGTATGCACCCTGTCCATGATGTTTTTAACTTCTTTTGCTCCCTTGTATTGCGACCAAATATGAATGGTCATAGTAGTCTGTGAACCGCTCAAGTCATAAGTGCTGTAATCACTGGCCGTTGCCTCGCCTAGTGATACGAATGGGTATGCAGAATTTTCCGGTACGTCATCATATACTGCCGCTCCCAAGGTGGAAGTCAATGTGCTGTCTCCGCTTAGAGTCGAGTATATTCGCTCCTGCAAAGCAAACTGACCAATACTCACCTAATAACCCCTTCTTGCTTAAAGATGCGTATTATTTTCTCTTGGTTTTTTTCTAAAGCAGGTTGAAAAAACGGTCTAGCAGACATTGTAGTGGTGCCAAACTCTAGCATAGCAGCGTATGGCGCTGACGCTCTAACGTCACCCGTTACAAACCTTCCGTCTTTGCCTACAGTGGCGGTGATACTACCTACCAAAAAACCCGTGTCACTAGCTGGAGCTTCGCCAGCTGCCGATGACGTATGTGTCCTAGTTGGGTTGTATCGCTTTGACGTTCCGCCTGTCTTGGCTCCGCCTGTAATACTTGCAACAGCCTCATTACGGACAACGTCTGCAGCACGTTGACATGCACGCATCATGTGTTTTTCAGGAGCCTTAGTGAGCCTTCTATTAAGGGTTTTAAAAAACTGATTTTTATTTACGATCTCCATCTTCATGGCTATGTCGCAACCCCCTCTTCACAAGTCAAAATGTAAAACTTGTTTCGCTGATCTACATTTTTGATATGCTTTATATTAAAAGCCCTTGTGCCAAACAAAATCCGATAGCTTGTGTCTATAGCTTCCCTATATCGGGTCGTGATTTCCGTTTTAAGCGTTTCTTTTAGCTGGCCTTGGTTAAACGTCTCACCACCACTGACCGGGCTTATATCTACGTAGATTTGCGCCACAGTTGACCATGTAATCGCTTGCCCTCCACCCGTGTCAGTAGATCTAGTAGGTTTTTGAAGAGAAACCTGATGCTTTAGCCGCCCGATAGAGGACATTAGCCTACAGCCATAAGAGAGCTAGACCCCATTCCGCCAAAAACAATGTAAGGGTGATACAATGTCTTAATCATAGGAGGCATTGGGGCAAGGCCATCATACATATCGCCTCTGTGCTCATAAAGATAAGCTATATGCTGCAACATACCCATACGTATAGGCTCAGGGACTGTGTAGGCTGATGCGTAACCAGACACATAAACTACCTTGATAGCGTTAGCAACCCGCAGCGCCGTAGGAAATGTTTCTCCTTGGCGTAGAACCACCCTAGCTGGCTCTCTGACGGTATCAACATAGTATCTGCTAGCCGCCATTGTAGTCTCGGTATCATCATCCGAAAAAGTGCTTACAGATGTGACGGATATTGCTGGCGGTTTAGGCAGTACGATATAGTTCTTGTAGTAATTTAAGTATGGCCCTGTACGGGTTCCTTCCCACAAAGGGTCGTTAGTATCATCATATGCGTCAATGAACAGAGTAATTGTCTGCTGCATAAGGGATCGCCCTATATGCTCTTCACAAAACTTGCGAGCAGTCTCAATAAACGGGCGAATAACTCGCTCGTCTGTGGAGTCCTCTACTCTCAGATACTGCTTAACTTCTTGAAGGCTGACAGGCTCCGCTGTAGGTTGTGTAGTAACTGTTATGCCAGCCATTTAGCCTCCTAAAGCCTGTCCTAGTACGGTAGAGCCAATCATTAAGACGTACAGCCCCCAGATTTGCGCTTCAATGCGGATAAATCTTTGTTGCCCGTCATCAAGACGTTTTTCTATGCTCTCATACCTTATAGAACAAATTTCTTCATGGGACGCTAATGCTTGCTCTAGCTCGCTAGCCGTCTGATTCTTTTGCGTCGCCATCTAATTCCTTTGAGGGATTTAGCAATCCATGCAACACCGCAGAGAAATGTTTTTCAAGTACGGTTTGACACTCAACGTCAAACTGAGCCTTGGCAATTAACTGCTGCTTGCTGTTCTGCACAATCTCCAATTTGTTGTAAGCGGTTAACTGATCGCTATCAAAGTCCTTAACTTGATAAACCACATCTTCAGGCTCTTCGCCCTCTTTGGTCACTTGCATGTTAAGAGTTCTAGTATCTTCCGTGGCCTCTGCCATTTTCCTTCTCCTTTTGGATTGTTATTAGATATTAACCTTTTAAGGGTCACTAGCCAACCTTCAGATTAGCAATCATTAGATTGTCCAAGTTGTCATGGTGCTGACTCCTCTTGCGCTGCGGCATATGCGTCTTTGCAAGCCTCTGTGAATACGGTGGTGCAGATAGCAGATACATCAGCATCTTCTGCGCTTAGGTCAGCATCAGGCATAACTACATGACGATGAAATGATCGTGAAATTTCTTCACCGTCTCGTTTGATAACTGTTGCTGTTCTTACTTGAACGCATGACCATGAGCCTTGGCTGACTATCTCAATCTTGTCGTTCACTTGTTCTTCTGTTAATGCCATTTTTATCTCCTTTGGTTGGACTGTCTGCCCCTAGAATCCACTAGGGGTATGTTTATCAACTTGCGAAATATGTAGTTTGAAACATAAAATATTTTGAGCCTGTCGTGTAAGCAACCCCTGACGAACTGGCTTCTACTATTGGTAACCAATAAGTGGCACCGCTTTCGACATAACCACTGTGAGTGCCAAACATAGTGTTATGAGCCATAACCACTACTCCATAAGCTCCGCCCATATTCGCAAAAGGCAAACCTGTAATTCGTGCACCCCCCGCTCCTACGTTAGTGATTGTTTTAGTGCCGCTGTATCCGGTAACGGTTACTTTACGACCAACCTTTGTATAGTACGCCGTAAAAGTTTTCCCTTGGGTAATAGTCGGATCAGTGGTATATGCGGATAAACTTGCGGTGAACGTGCCTTCTTCATAGTCATCCAGAGTCTCTGATGACATAGTCCCA